ATCTCGCTCGGCGCCAGCGCCAGAAGCTCTACAGCATCAGCCAGCCTCGATATGGCAGACAGCGCCTGCACAGCCTTGGAATCGGCATTCTGTGCGTTTGTAGAGGCTTCCTCGATTAGCGTCGCGCTGTCATTCAGGCTTGAGGGAATCAGATCAAACAACTGCTCGAAAGCCCTGATCGCCCGCTGTGAGGGCAGGAATTGAGCCAACTCGTTGCGGGTGATCTTGTAGGGTCCCTCGATCATACCGCTAGCGGTTCAATCCTTGCTTCAAGACGCGCCACAGAAAGCTGTGCATCGCTTGTGCCACGGAACTTCTGCGCCCTCCACTGCCGCATACGTCCCTGCTGTAGCCACGAGATCCGCTTACCGCGCACGCCGGTAACTCCGGCCTTGCAGACACGCTCTTGGCTCCATGTTAAGCCGTCCTCGGTGTGCGAAGTCCAGATACTGGGATCGGTTCCAAAGATGGAGTTTCCGGTCAGCGCGACTAGCTCTAGTTCGTGGAAGATCAGCCCTCGGCTTTCGTTGTAGAAGATGATTGTGGAGAACTCCCAGCCATTCAGATCTCCCCAGTGGGAAGAGAGCGCGTCAGAGAGGTATCCGAACGCAGTGCTCTTTGGGTCCCCTACGTTCCAGCGGTTGTACACCCACACCAGATTCTTGGCTCGGTATTGGCTGTTGCCAACGATGCTGCTTGTGAGCGTGAACCACACCGGGGCGCCGGCAGTTGCCGTTGCCGCCCCATCAAACACCAGTGTGCGATCCGGCAGATGCACATACAGGTGCCGGTAGCCTTTGTCCACCCGGGCCTCAACGAGCACGGTGGAAAGCTGTGTCTCGGTGAATTCAGCAAGAATCAGGTCAACCTCGCGAGTGGAGATCTTCTCGGCGTTGCTGCCTGAGATAAGCCACATGGCCGGAGCCTCGTTTCGGCCGCCACCCAGAAACGCGATCGACTCCATGAACACGCAGCAAGCATTGGTGCCAATGGCGCCACGCTGCACTTGAGCGCCTTCCACACGTTGGAAAGGGAACAAGCTGCCTCCCACGTTGTCAAAGACTTCGATCGTGTGCCGGTTCAGCGCGTAGACCTCGTTGCGCACCTTCAGGAGGGCGACCACAGGGTCAGGGTCGGCTTCAGAAGAGCCGTACTTGAGCGGGTTGACGCTAAACGGGTCGTTCAGCTCAGTAACGATCAGATACTGCCCGTCTGTCGTCATGAAGTAGCCATCCACCCAGACGACATCGACGACCGTGCTAAGATCCGGGTCTGTGACCTGCTGAAGCCCTGTGCTGGGCCGATACAGGAACAGATTCCCGCCTGAAGCGATGGCGAGATAGTCAAACGAGTAGTCAAAGGTGACCTGCCCTGTTCCGCCTACATCGCCTATGACAGTTACGACGTTTGTACTAGAGATGGACACCAGCTTGGTGCCCATGACCCTGTAGAGCACGTTGTTCCACTCGATGGCACCCCGGTCGATGCCAGGGCCGTTGCCGAGTCCTACAATCCCGTCAGCCGGGCGGAAGTAGCCTTTCGAGATCCCTGTCTCCAGAACAACTGGCACCATGTTGCGCGGGTACTCCACGCGGAAGTCCCCAGCGGTATTCGTGTAGATGCCGTTGAGGATAGGGATTTGCATTACTTACAGTTCCAGCGTTTCAGACTTGCTGCCTTGCGGGTGGGGCGGCCTTTCTCGTCCTTCATGGGGCCGGGCATTCCGCTCATGCGCGCACAAAAAGAGCGCCTGCGGGCCGCGTCCTTCTCGGTCTTAGGGTGCGGGGCCGGAGCCTTGAGATTCGAACCGGTAGCCGCATTGTACTTGGCGCGGCCTTTGGCAGTCAGCCCGGCGCCTTGGGACACCGGGAGCTTCTCGCCCTTCTTGACCGACAGGTTGACTTGTTTCTTGGCCATACTACAGAGATGTCCGGACCTTTAGCGTTCCGCTTGCAAGGTCAACTGGAGAGGCGGTTTGGTTCGTCAATCGCACCGTCACTGTGTTCGCTGCCGATACATACGCAGTGATCGTCAGGCCACTCGCGCCAGTGTTGGTTGAAAGCGTTGCCTCGGCAAAGTGCGACGTAGTTGCGCCGGTGCATGTCACCGTTGTGGTGGTGGAAGCGCCTGCCGCCAGCGAAGGCGTGTCAAAGGTCTTGCTGCCGGTGCAGTAGGTGCTCGAACTGTAAAGGAACTGGGTGACATTGGTGTCCACCTTGGTTTCGTAGGAAACCCCCGTAGCGTTGCTGTAGTTGTTCGCGAACGAGTAGTAATACGAACCAGCGGCGCCAGTTGCGATGTAGTTTGATGCGCCTGAAACGATCGCAAACGAGCTATTGTAAACTCCAATGACAGATCCAGCGGCAATGCTGAATCCATTTCCGGTCGTGGCCAGATTGGTTAGTGAAGACCATCCGACAGTAAATAATGCCGTTGCACTTGTGATGTTTACAACATTCGCACCAGAGCACGACAACAGCGAGTTGATCAACTGGCAGTACGGCTTGAGTGCGCCATTGGTGCCGCGAGCCAGAATCGCGCATGTTCCATACTCAGTGGTAAGTCCGTTTGCGTAAAGCGACCCGCCATTGATGTCAAAATGCGTTCCGCCAGATCCGGCCACTGAATAAGCTCCAGACCTGACATTGTTTACACGCAAAATTACATCTGGCCCAACGTAGACACCAACAGCAGTTGTCTGCGATGAGCCACTCGCGATGTAGCAGTCCTCAATGTAAACAAGCGAAGTCACTCCAGTCGCAGTCGTAAGCGACAGCGTTGGGGTTGTAGCATTGGAGCCTATTAGATACAGGCCGTTGATTTGAAGCTGGTTATCGGACGCAGTTGCTCCGCCAACAAAAGTGTGCGTGCCATTAACCCGCACTGTGCCACTGAGTCCGTTGTTGTTGGCAACAGCCGCTACCAACACGCATCCCTTGAATGTCAGGTTTTCATTGTAAACGCCAGGGGGCACAAGAACCTGCGCCGGGTTTGATGAACTGGCATCCGTAATCAGGTCAATGCAACCCTGAATAGTGGAAGCGTCTTGTCCAACAACTTTTGTGCGAGCAATATTAAGCGATGTAAACGCATGGGAATGATCTGCGCGAGCTGCAAAATTGCTCAAGCCAGCAACCCCAGAGGTAGTAATCGCAACGCCTGCAGCAGTCGATAGGCCAGCAATCTGACTTGTAGTAAGCGGCGCTAAAAACGCAGTTTGAACTGAACCGTCAGAAAACTTGATTCCTCCAGAATCAACAGTCAGCGCAGACGTTTCAGAAGTACTCAAAGAAACTCCAATACCAACGCGACCAGAAGCATTTACTACAAATGGAGTTGCATCTGGATTCGTTTCGTCCTCAACGCGCAGTGCTTCACCAGTGCCGGTTTGGGTGATGCGCACCGCTGGAGACGTGCCCTGAGCGGTCGCCACAATCGCCTCCCGCGTCCCGGTGTTGCCAACTGACAGCACCGGTGCAGCATTGGAAGTGCTCCCGATTATTTGAGGCTGTGAGTACGTGTTAGCCTGCGACAAGCCCGCAGCGTTGACGGTGTTTCCACCAGTCCGGAACGAGAGCTTGTTCTGGTTGGAAATCCAGAGATCACCATCAGCAACAGACGACGGCCCAGCGCCAGGCAATGCCGCTCCAATGTTCAGCAGCGCGCTTGCAGACGTTGCCGCTGCTGTCAGCTTGCCGGTCATCGTGTCGCCAGATTTAGCAACGGCTCCAATCTGGGCGGCGGTCGGAAACACATGCTGGTGATCCTCACGCGCCGCAAAAGTGCCAACACCGGCCACAGCAGTCGTAGCCAAAGCCGCCGGCGCAGTGGTAGCCAGCCCGGCAATCTGGGTGGTCGTCAGCGCACCCAAGAACGACGCGGCAGCCGCCTTGTTGACGGACTGCATAAAGGAATCAATGTCTGCGGAAACTGTGAGGTCTGCCATAACTAGGGTCTGATGTAGATTGAGGTGCCGTCAGGACGTTTGAACTGGGAGGTCGCATCTGGACGCAGGTAAGTAAACGTGCCGGGAGGCGGAGGCGTTACTCCACCAACCGTCGCCGGCGTTTTGGACCTGCGTCTGGACAGAAAGCGAATCACAGGCCGATTCCTTGGATGATGTGAAGCGACCCAGCGCCCCCGGGAGAGATGAACGATACCGTGTCATCGTCCTGATCCTTGCCGATGGAGACTTGAGAGCCGGCAACGACAGGATACCCGGCAGTCGTTGCAGGTGTGCCAGATGTGGCTGTGCCCACACGGACGTACACCGTAGTGGCCCCGAGGTTAGTAAACACCAGCGACTCAGAGGTGAACCCAAGCGTGATGGTCTGCGAAGAGGTGTTCGGCGTTACCGTGACGCCGGTCGAGTAAGCAGGTTGAAAGGCGAGTCCCATAGGTCAATACAGTTAGCTGACACGATACCAAGTCTTGAGGACCGGTTCAAAGCGGAGCGTGAAAAATCCTCCAGCGGAGATCGTCGTAGGCGCCCCAACAGCCAGCGCACCATTAAGCCCGATGGTCAGTGCTGTAATGGTCTGGGACGAACTCACAAGGATTTCTTGTGAAGCCACGCAGTTGGCGACAGCAGGCAGCGTGAGCGTGCCGGCTGCCAGCGTGCCACTGGGAGTCAGGACAAGCCACACGCTGGCGCTGCTGTCATTAATCGTTACCGTGAACCCGGTTGAAGTGGGGCCGGCGTACTGGATCACCTTGCCGTCCCCGGCAGAACCCTGGGCGTTGATGTACTCAGCCACAGAACCAGCCGCTGCACGGTAGTCTTGGTTGTTGACGTTGACCGCGAAGTAAGTGTTCGCGGTGATTGTGTCCAGCAGGGACAAGCGTTCGATAGCCATGGCTAAGAGTTCTTGAAGAGCATCTGGTCGTTCTGCTCGACCACAAGCGGGTTGAGATCCGGGACATTGACAAAAACCTGATCGGTACGCTTGTACCCGGCACCAAGCGGCATCGTGCGCGGGAACTGCTGCTCGTAAGGCATCGATGCCTCACTCAGGAGTTGGTCGTAAAGAAGCTTCGCAGTAGCCTTCGTGTCTGGAGACAAAGACTTTCCATAAGCTGGAGCCAGACGAACAGCAAGGTTAAGCACCAGAGCTTCATTGTTGTTAAGAGAGGTCTCAATGGGCTCATCAATGTTGCTGTTTTGCGGGCTAGCAGGCAGCGGATACCCGATCTGGATGTTCCGCGCCTGCCAGGAAGCCACCATGAGATCCAGACGCCTGAGTGCGCTCTCAAGTTGGTCGGGTGTGATGTCGAAAATGTACGACGCCAACCCGATCTCCTCGAACGCCTGCTCAATAATCTGTCTCTTGGTCCAGCTCATGTTACTTGGCGAGTGCTTCGTCGATCATCTGGGCGATTTTCTTGTCAGAATACCGTCCATCGAACTTGATTCCAAGCTCTGTTGCTTTGATTTCAAGCTCTTGACGTGTGGGAGGCGCGTTGTCTTCCAAAATAGGCTCAGAAATCACTTCAACAGCCTTTGGTGGTGCTGTTTTTGCAGCAACAGCGTCCTCAATGGTCAAAAACCAGCCTTCAGACAGCTTCTGGTCGAGTTCCTCTTGAGTCGCCACCCCGGTAAAATCGTATGTGCCGTTTGGGCGGATGTATTTTCCGCTCGCACGATACACAAGTGCAGGAAACTCAGTCATTTCTTGAGCTTCCCAACTGGTTTTCCTGCCGCCTGCTTGGCTTTGCGCGCAGTACTGAGCGCGATTGCAACGGCTTGCTTCTGTGGGTAACCGGCTTTCATCTCCCTGCTGATATTGCTGGAGATCGTTTTTTGTGAGTATCCTTTTTTGAGAGGCATAAAGAGTTGATACACAAAGGGGAGGGCGGAGTCAACCACCCTCCCCTCGTGCTAGTCAGCTTAGGACTGGCCGAACAGGATGATCCCGCTCATTTCCGGCTGCTTGTTCACGACTCCGAAGAGCGTGTCGAGCCGGTAACGGGTCTTCATCGTGTTGATGTCGTACTGCTTCTGCATGACCAGTTCGATGCCCTGGTCGGTGGAAGCGCGCATCACGTTGGCGCCGGCGTCAGCAGGCACCGCATAGCGACCGGGCAGGATCTCGATCGCGTCCTTCTGCCAGAAGCAGTTGATCGGAGCCGCCACAGTGTTCAAGAACACGATGGCGCTGTTGGACGCCTTGGTGTTCACAACGCAGTTCTGGTACTCAGCCGAAGCGGCAGAGGGAACCTGGTTGGACACGATGCCGGGGCTGATGACCAGAGTCGTGCCACCAGCGGGAACGCTGATAACGCGGAAGGTCTTGAGCTGGCCGGTGTCGCCCTTGGTGATGTGATGGACAGCGTTCACGCCAGCGATCGTGAAGCAGTCGCCAGCGGCAACGCCAGTGCTGCTCGACACGGTGATGGTCTGGTAGCGGTTGTCCACGTTGAGGCGCTCGGCCGTCGTGGGCGAACTGCTAACCGCTTTCGGGATCTGGTAGTTGCCAGCCGCATCGCGGGTGTCGATCGTGATGCCGGAACCGGCAGCAGCGCCGATGCGGTTCGCGTAGTCCAGCTTGTAGGTGCCGAAGCTCGCAATCTGGCCGATGTAAGCGCGATCGTAAGCGGTCAGCGCCTTACCCTGAAGGGTCTGACGACCAGCGAGGTTATTCGCCATCCCGTTGTAGTCACGGGTGGAGAGCGCCAGGTAACGATCGAAATCGTTGACACCCTGCTCGTTGAAAATGGCCTCGCACTGGGCAACGTCATCGAAGCCGGTGGCAGCCGAGAGACGCTTCACAACGAGCGTGCCCTGAGAGGACGCGACGTTGAGCACAGCGACGTTGATGTCGCTCGCCAGCTTCTGCTTCGCGGCGTCACCGAGGCGCTGTTCCTGAAGGGCGTCACGCAGTTCGGTGGCCGTCATAATCCACGGCACGGACTGGTTGTAGCCGATCGTGGCAGGCACGGAGAGCTGGGTGTAATCCGTGAAGTTGCTGGTCATATCGGTGCCCGAGTAGGACTTCGCGATATAAGGCTGCGGCCTCCAGATCGTGTTGTTGGTGCGTTCCATCATCGTCTGATCCGTGTTGTAGATCGAGACGTTGCGGGACAGGACAAGGGCGTCCTGGAACCCCTCGAGGAGGTTCTCAAACGCCACTCTTTCTTCTTTGCTGAACGAGTTAGCCATATACTAGGTGGATTGGGTTTTTAACTGACGCTTGAAAGCGATTACTTTGGTGAAGTC